ATCTTCACCATGGGACTGCCCATTCGCGCCTACGCGCGCCACCGAGGCGTGTCGCATGTGGCCGTCAAGAAGGCCATCGACACCGGGCGCATCAGCCAGCTGCCGGACGGCACCATCGATCCGGTGGTAGCCGATGCCCAGTGGGCGGCCAACACCACACCGACCCGACGGTCGGTGGCCGATGTCGCCAGTGACAAACCGGCCCCGCAGGTTTCCGCACCTGCCCGCGAGATTCCGCAGGCTGCCGCACGACCACAACGGGAAACGCCAGAGCCACCCACCCCGGCGCTGTCGAGTGGCGGCACTTCGCTGCTGCAGGCCCGCACGGTCAACGAGGTGGTCAAGGCGCAGACCAACAAGGTGCGCCTGGCCCGATTGAAGGGCGAACTGGTTGATCGCTCACAGGCCGTGGCCCATGTGTTCAAGCTGGCCCGTGCCGAGCGCGATGCTTGGCTGAACTGGCCGGCGCGCATCTCTTCGCAGATGGCCGCAGGGCTGGGTGTCGATCCGCATGTCTTGCATGTGGCGCTGGACGCTGCCGTACGCCAGCAACTGCAGGACCTGGGCGACTTGCAAGCCAAGGTAGATTGACCATGGACGAGCTGTATTACGAAGGCTGGGACGCCATCGAGCGCGCTTGGCGCGAGGGGCTGACGCCCGATCCGCTGCTCACGGTGTCCGAATGGGCCGACAAACACCGTGTGCTCTCCAGCAAGGCCGCCTCGGAACCGGGCCGCTGGCGCACCAGCCGCACGCCCTACCTGCGCGAGATCATGGATGCCTTGTCACCCATGTCACCGATCGAGCGGGTGGTGTTCATGAAAGGCGCTCAGGTTGGCGGTCCCTTGGCACTGGACACACCCATTCCGACCCCTAATGGCTGGTCGACCATGGGTGAACTCGCCGTTGGGGACTATGTGTTTGCGGAGGATGGTTTGCCGACGCGCGTGACCGGAGTGTCTGAAGTCATGACTGGTCGCCAGTGCTATTCCGTTGAATTTGATGACGGCGAAGTCGTTGTGACGGATGCCCCGCATCGCTGGCCAGTGCTGGAATCCAGTCATAGAGGCCCGAAACGCAAGACGCTGACCACTGCCGATATGGTCGGTAATGAACGCTGGGCGGGTAGCAAGCGTTGGCGGTATGCGATCGACACCTGTCAGCCGGTTGATCTGCCAGACCGTATGCTGCCTATCCACCCCTATGTGCTCGGTTTGTGGTTGGGTGACGGGTCGGCATGGCTGAATCACCTCAGCGTGCATGAAGACGATGCCGACATCGTTGACCATTTACTCACCTGCGGCGTCGATGCTGTATTTCGACTTCCGCACTGGCGTAAGGGCAAGTGCGCAAACGTCGTGATTGATCCGACATTTAAGACCCTTGATGAGAAAGGTCGACCGGTCGCCAGTTGCGGCGCATCGATCTTCTCGGTCAGATTGCGTCAATTAGACCTGCTGGACAACAAGCATATCCCGGCCGCCTACTTGCGCAGTTCGCGTGAGCAGCGACTCGAGTTGGTGCGTGGTCTGATGGACAGCGACGGCAGCATCGGCGCCGATGGCAAGCGCTGCGAGTTCGGCAATACCAACAAACGCCTGATCGATGGCATGTTGGAATTGCTGCGCAGCCTAGGCTACAAGCCCTCGCTCTACCACGCACCCGCAGTGCGGCGAGTCATACTTGGCCGCGAAATGGAGCAGCAAGCCACGTGGCGGATCTCTTGGACCGCGTATCGCGAGGAGCCGATGTTCAGGCTTGCACGCAAAGTGGTACGGATGCGCTCGATTGAAGATGGTCGTCCATACAAATCCCGGCGACGTGCCATCGTCGCTATTCGACCGGTGGACTCGGTGCCTGTGCGCTGTATCTCGGTCGCGGCAGCAAGTCACCTGTATCTGTGCGGTCGTGGATGGATTCCAACCCACAACACTGAACTGGGCCTGAACTGGGTGGGTTATGTAATCCACCATGCCCCCGGTCCGATGATGGCGGTGTGGCCCACGGTGGAGATGGCCAAGCGGGCCTCCAAGCAGCGCATCGACGCGCTGATCGAGGAAAGCCCCGCCATCCAGGAGCGAATCGCTCCCGCGCGCAGCCGGGATTCGGGCAACACGATTCTCGCCAAGGAGTTCCATGGTGGCGTGCTGGTGATGACCGGTGCCAACAGTGCGGTGGGCCTGCGCTCCATGCCGGTGCGTTACCTGTTCCTCGATGAGGTCGATGGCTATCCGCTGGATGTGGAAGGCGAAGGCGATGCGATCTCGCTGGCCGAGGCGCGCACCCGCACCTTTGCCCGGCGCAAGATCCTGATCGTCTCGACCCCAACGATTGCCGGGGCCAGTGCGGTCGAGCGGGAATTCGAATCGTCGGACCAGCGCCGCTACTTCGTCCCGTGCCCGCATTGCGACCACCGCCAGTGGCTGCGGTTTGAGCAGCTGCGCTGGGAGCGCGGCCAGCCGGAAACGGCGGCCTACATCTGCGAGTCTTGCTGCCAGCCGATTGCCGAGCACCACAAAACCTGGATGCTGGAGAGCGGCCAGTGGCAGGCCTGCGCGCCTGAACAAGCCGGGCGCACGGCAGGGTTTCATCTGTCGAGCCTCTACAGCCCGGTGGGCTGGCGCAGCTGGATCGAGATCGTGCGGGCCTGGGAGTCGGCCGCCATGTCAGACAGCCGATCGGCCTCGGCCATCAAGACCTTCAAGAACACTGAACTGGGTGAAACCTGGGTCGAAGAGGGCGAAGCTCCAGATTGGCAGCGCCTGCTGGAGCGACGAGAGGATTACCGCATCGGGACCGTGCCCGCGGGCGGCTTGCTGCTGACTGCCGGTGCCGACGTCCAGAAGGACCGCATCGAAGTCTCGGTCTGGGCCTTCGGACGGGGCAAGGCCGCGTGGCTGGTGGAGCACCGGATCCTGATGGGCGACACGGCTCGTACGGAGGTCTGGTCGGGCTTGGCCAAGCTCATGGGCGAGACCTGGACCCACAGTTCGGGCTGCCAACTGAGCCTGGCGCGACTGGCGTTGGATACCGGCTACGCCACCCAGGAGGCCTATGCCTTCGTTCGCAGCGTGCGTGATGTCCGGCTGATGCCGATCAAGGGCATTGCCGGTGGTGCGGCCCTGATCGGCACCCCCACAGCGGTGGATGCCACCGCCAGCGGCAAGAAGCTGCGCCGGGGCATCAAGGTGTTTCCGGTGGCCGGAGGCATCGCCAAGCTGGAGTTCTACAACAACCTGAGGAAGAGCGCCGAGGTGGCTGAAGACGGTGTGACGCCGATCTACCCGGCCGGATTCGTACACCTGCCCAAGGTCGATGCCGAATACCTGCAACAGCTCTGTGCCGAGCAGCTGATCACCCGGCGAGACCGCAACGGCTTTGCCCACCGCGAGTGGCAAAAGATGCGTGAGCGCAATGAGGCACTCGACTGCTATGTCTACGCCCGGGCGGCGGCTGCGGCGGCAGGACTGGACCGGTTCGAAGACCGGCACTGGCAAGAACTCGAAAAACAACTCGGCACCGACCCACCAGTCGTTGCCAAACAAATCACAACCCCCGAGGCCACCCGAGAACAGCAGTTCGACGGTGGCCTCAGCACTTCTGGTGGCACCAAACCGAACCCGCGTCGTGTGGTGCGCAGCCGATGGATGACTTGAGTGAGCAAATGAGCATGACCTACACCCATGAACACCTGCAGGCCTTGCGCGAAGCGCTGGCCAGCGGCGAGCACCGCGTGACCTACGAGGGCAAAAGCATCGAGTACCGCAGCGTGGCCGATCTGAAGGCGGCGATTGCAGAGGTCGAAGCCACCATGGCCCGTGAATCCGGCGCACCCAAATCGCGCCAGATCCGTGTCGCCACGAGCAAGGCACTCTGATGGCCTGGTTCAAAAGTCTGCGTCGCCGCATGTTCGGTGGCACGCCGGTCTATGACGGCACCGGCGGCGGGCGGCGCGCACTGGCCTGGATGCCCAGCAATCCCGGTGCGGTGGCAGCCCTGTCGCTGGCCCAAGACGAACTGCGTGCCAAAAGCCGTGATCTGGTTAGGCGTAACGCCTGGGCCGCCGCTGGTATCGAAGCCTTTGTGGCCAACGCCATCGGCACAGGCATCAAGCCCCAAAGCATGGTCCAGGACCAGGCTACGCGAGAGGCGATTCACAGCCTGTGGTGGGACTGGTGCGAAGAGGCCGATGCCGCAGGCCTTACCGACTTCTACGGTCTGCAGGCACTGGCCACCCGCGCCATGCTCGAAGGCGGCGAAGCCCTGGTGCGACTGCGCTATCGCCGCACCGAAGATGGTCTGCCGGTGGCGCTGCAGATCCAGGTGCTGGAAGCAGAGCACCTGCCAACCACCATGAACCGTGATCTGCCCGGCGGCAACGTCATTCGCGCTGGCATCGAGTTCGACCGGCTAGGTCGCCGGGTTGCTTATCACCTGTATCGCTCGCACCCCAATGATGGACTGCTGGCACCGATGTCCAGCAGTGCCGGCGGCGGTGGCATGGACACGGTGCGGGTGGATGCGAGTGAAGTCATCCACCTGTTTCGCCCCTTGCGTCCCGGCCAGATCCGGGGCGAGCCGTGGTTGACCCGGGCGCTCGTGAAGCTCAACGAGCTGGACCAGTACGACGACGCCGAGCTGGTCCGCAAGAAAACCGCCGCCATGTTCGCTGGCTTCATCACCCGCATGGCGCCCGAAGACAACCTGATGGGTGAGTCGGCGGCCGATGGCAACGGGGTGGCGCTCGCGGGCATGGAGCCAGGCACGCTGCAGATCCTGGAGCCAGGCGAAGATATCAAGTTCTCAGCGCCTGCCGATGTGGGATCGTCGTATGCCGAGTTCATGCGCCAGCAGTTCCGTGCGGTGGCCGCTGCCATGGGCATCACCTACGAAATGCTCACAGGGGATCTGACGCAAGTGAACTACTCCTCCATCCGGGCTGGCCTGCTGGAGTTTCGCCGCCGCTGTGAAGCCCTGCAGCACGGTGTGATCGTGCACCAACTGTGTCGCCCGATCTGGCGGGCCTGGATGGACCAGGCAGTGCTGGAAGGGGCACTGGACTTGCCTGGTTACCGAAAAGAGAAGCGGCAGTACCAGGCCGCCAAGTGGATTCCACAGGGTTGGAGCTGGGTCGATCCGCAAAAGGAATACAACGCCATGAAGCTCGCTATTCGTGCCGGCCTCATGAGCCGATCCGAGGCCATCTCCGGCAACGGCTACGACGCCGAAGACGTGGACCGTGAGATCGCAGCCGATAACGCCCGGGCCGATGCACTGGGCTTGGTCTTTGACTCCGATGCCCGGCATGACCAAGCGCTGGCTGCAGTGTCGACAGAGCCAAGCGATCCACAGACTGCTGAGTCTGGCGGTGCGTCACCCAACAACCAGGACCCCCAACCATGACTTACCTTGCCTCCCGCCTGTTCGGGACGCCCCTCCTGATTCACCGACCCAAGCTGGACGTGATTCTCTCCGTGGTCGGGCAGCGCATCGGCATGGCCGATGTCCCCACGCTGCCTTCCATGG